TAAGGAACTAAAAGTAGTAATTAAAAGATGGCAACACGTAAGGCTATTACGCTGGTAAGTGGTTTATTTCAAGAGGTTAATACTCCTACAGATAAATTAGACTTTGCTGGTAATACTACAGCCGATCTTGGAGAGAATACAAATTTATATTATACAGATGCAAGATCAAGAGCAGCTGTTTCGGTAACTGATTCCGGAGGAGATGGAAGTCTTGCATACAATAACTCCACAGGAGTAATCACATATACAGGGCCATCATCTGCTGAAGCTAGAGCACACTTTAGTGTAGCTAGTGGTTCTGGATTAACTTATGACTCTGGAACAGGAGAGTTTGGAACTAGTGCAATACCTAATGGGCAGTTAGCTAATTCTTCTGTAACTATCGGGGGTAATGCAATAGCACTTGGAGGTACAGCTACAACTATCTCCGGGTTAACTTCTTTAGTATCTAACTCAGTTAGTTCATTTACCGAGGGTCAAACAAATAGTATAACTCTTGCAAGTGGAAATATTACGTTTGAAGGCTCAACTGCTGATGCAAATGAAACAATACTTACTGCAGCTGATGCCACAGGTGGAGATAAGACTCTTACATTACCGAATGAAACAGGGACTATATTAACGACTGCATCTTCGATTGCTAACAGTAATCTAGCTAATTCATCTTTAACAATAGGAGCTACCAGTGTTGCACTTGGAGCTACAGCATCAACTATTGCAGGTTTAACTTCTTTAACATCTAACATATTAATAGCTGGAAGCGGAGCTAATGCAATATCGATAAACGGATCAAATAGCAGTATTAATTTTGAAGGATCTACAGATAATGCAAATGAAACATCACTGACTGTCACTGATCCTACAGCTGATAGAACAATTACATTTCCTGATGCCACAGGAACGGTTGCATTATTAACCTCACTTAGTATTGCTTCTGGATCAGGATTAACTTATAACTCAAGTACAGGAGAATTTAGTACTAATGCTATCCCCAACTCCAAACTTGCTAACAGTTCTATTACTATTGGGGGCACTGGTGTTGCCCTGGGCGGTAGTATTACAACATTTAGTGGGTTAAGCTCTGTAACAGCAGATGCTGTTGTAACAAAAACAGGTGGCTTCAGAGTAATAGACAGCACAGATAATACAAAGCAAGTTGCTTTTGATGCTTCAGCTATCTCTGGAAGCACAACTAGAACACTAGCGGTTCCAGATGCTAGTGATACTTTAACTTTATTAGCAGCTACTCAGACATTAACCAATAAGACTTTAACCAGTGCTGTATTAAATGGAACTATATCAGGAACATCAATAAAAGATGAAGACAATATGGCTAGTGATTCAGCTAGTCATCTTGCCACTCAACAATCGATTAAAGCTTATGTAGATACTGAAATTGCAGGTATATCTGCAGACATTACAGCTGTTAATGCTGGAACTGGTTTATCTGGAGGAGGTACTTCAGGAGCTGTGACTTTAGCTATAGATGCAACAGTTGCCACACTTACCGGATCTCAGACTCTTACAAATAAAACTATCGTCTTAGGCAACAACACAGTTTCTGGAGCGTTAGCTGACGGTATAACAGCAACGACTCAATCTGCCAGTGATAACTCAACTAAAGTAGCGACAACAGCTTACGTAGATAATCAAGTTACAGCAGGTGCTGTAAATGAGTTTGCAGATAATGTTTTCAGAGTAAAAGATAATTCAGATGCTTCTAAAAAATTAGCATTTGAATGTTCAGGAATATCGGGTAGTACAACTCGAACTATGACTGTTCCAAATACAGACGGAACAATTAGCACAGAAAGTTTTGCTACTGCAATAGCAGTGGCTTTAGGATAGTATTATGGCAACCCAAGTACAATTTAGAAGAGGAACAACAGGTGAGCATTCTGCTTTTACAGGAGCAGTTGGTGAAGTAACTGTAGATACTCAGAAGAAAACTGTCTGTATTCATGATGCGACTACAGTAGGTGGTTTTCCTTTACTGTTAGAAGATGGAAGTAATTCCAGTTTTAGTTTAGGTTCATTATCCAGCTGTGCTCTGAAGTTTGCTGGAGATCCTAATACAGGAATAATAAGTGCCGGTGCAGATCAGATATCATTAGTAACTGGTGGATTTGCAAGGCTTACAATAGATTCATCTGGTGTGGTCACAATTCCAGGTAATGTAAACATAACCGGGAATATTACTGTAAATGGAACTACTGATTTTTCTGACCAACTCGCTCTCATACTCGCTTTAAGTTAATATGGCAAACACCTTTAAAATTGATACTAAATCAAGTGTTGTTACAGACGCTGTTAGTAGCACTAACACTAACGTCGTAACAGCTGGAGGTTCAGCAACTTTAGTTCTTTTAAGTTGCTTAGTTTCAAACAAGACAGCATCAAGTGCTGATGTTGATGTTTATTTAGTAACGAACACAGGAGATGATGTTTATATAATAAGAAACGCTCCAGTTCCTGCAGGATCATCATTAGAAATAATAAGTGGATCAAAAATAATTATGGAGTCAAGTGATGTCCTGAGAGTCAGGGCAGGAACGGCAACTGCTTTGGATGTATCAGTAAGTTACTTAGAACAGACTTAAGGAGGTATAACACATGGCTCTAACAACAGTAAGTTCAGATAGGCTATCTACAAACGTAAAGAATACAAACTTTACAGCAGCTGAGAAACAAGATTTAACGGATGATATTTTACCTTTAGCTGGACAGTTAGGTAATAGAAATTTGATAATCAACGGAGCTATGCAAGTGGCCCAATATGGCCAGTCATATACTGGTGGTGGTTACGCAACTGTTGACAGGTTTTTTGTTGATTATGCAGGGCTAGATGAAGCTCCTACACAAGCACAAGTTGATGTAGCAAGTGGCACTTCTCCATACACTTCAGGATTTAGAAAGGCATGGAAAATAACAAATGGAAACCAAACAAGCGGTGCTGGTGCTGCTGATCTATTTTATATAACACAAGTTATAGAAGCACAGAATATAGCACAATCTGGTTGGAACTATACTTCTTCATCGAGTAATATCACTCTAAGTTTTTGGATTAAATCAAGTGTTGCACAAACATTTAAAGGTCATCTTAGGGCAGATGATGGTACACAACAAATATATCATTTTGAGACAGGTAGTTTAACTGCTGATACTTGGACAAAAATAACAAAAACTATCCCTGGTAATTCTAATGTACAGTTTGATAATAATAATGCAGCTGGACTTCGTTTAGTGATAGTGCCTTTTGCTGGCACTAATTTTACAGCTGTAGATGCACAAGAAAATGCTTGGCAAGCTTATTCTTCTGGTATTTTTGGTGGTAAAGATAATACCTCAACTTGGTACACAACAAACGATGCAACCTTAGAAATTACAGGAGTTCAATTAGAAGTAGGCAGCGTGGCAACAGATTTTGAGCATAGGACATTCGGTCAGGATCTTGATCTTTGTATGCGTTATTTCCAAAAAATACCATCTGATGGTAATTTAATGGGACAAGTCGGAAGAGTTAATGGAACAACTGTTTCTGATACTAATTTTAATTTAACAAAAGTAATGAGAGCACAACCCTCTGTTACTCTCGATTCGTCAGGTGGTTTTGCTTTTGAATATGGCTCTAATGGAGTTGGTGTTAGTAGTGCATCTGTTAGTGGCATAAGTGCGGAAAATGTTTTTATGAGATTTAATTTAAGCGGTTCTGCTACAAACGGACACGCTACTTATATGCAGCTAAGTGCTGGCTCTTTTATGAAATGTTCAGCTGAACTTACTTAATTATGGCAATTTCTTACAAACTTTTTAGAATTACATCAAGTGGTGATGCTACACACGTTATTAAAACTGATGATAGTGGAGTTAAAACTACTATTCCATTCGATGAAGCAAACACCGACTACCAAGAATATCTTGAGTGGTCTAAAACAAATACAGCAGAACCTGTTGATGGACTAACTTGGGCTGACATTAGGTCAGAAAGAGATGCAATATTACAATCTACTGATTGGACAATGATAACTGGTGCAACTGTAGATCAGGCTCAGTGGGCTGCTTATAGACAAGTTATAAGAGATATTCCTCAGACTTATAAAGATAAAACTCCTGATGATGTTGTCTGGCCAACACAACCCTCTACCGCTGGTCCTAATACATAATCCAGAAGATTACTCCCTGTAAAATAAGAACAGAAAAAGAATATAGTAGTTAAACAGTCATGCCATATATTGGAAATGACATAAGGGCAAACGAAGATTACAAAACTATAGATGATATATCAAGTAGTTTTAATGGTAGTGCCACTTCTTTTGCTTTACAGGTCGGAGGTTCTGCCCCAGTTCCTTTTCCAAAGTTTGAATCACAATGCATAATATCTGTCGGTGGTGTAATCCAGGAACCTGATACTACAGGTACAACTGGATTTAAATTTACAGGTACAAATATAGTTTTTAGTTCTGCTCCAGCTGCTGGAGAATCATTCTTCGGAGTGATTCTTGCAGGTGCAGATTATTTAAATGCTGGTGGAACATTCCCAGATGGAACTGTTGCAGTTCCCTCTATAACATTTAGTTCAGATACTGATACAGGAATATTTAAAAGTGGTAATGGATTGATTTCTATTACTTCTAACGGAACCAAAGTAGCTACTTTCCCAACAGGTCAGGGGTCAAATGGTCAGGTGCTTGCTACAGACGGTGGAGGAACACTCTCATTCGTTGATCAGTCAGGGGGTGGAGCTGTCGGAGGAGGCTCTGACAAGCTGTTTATTGAGAATGGAACAACCATGACAACCAACTACACAA